AGTTCCCAGATAATGTCAAGAAAATAATTAAAAAAGGAGAACATGGATAAAATTTCCATTCTTAGGAAGAGAATGAAAAAGGCAGGAGTAACACTGAAGTCTGTTGCATATCTAGCAAATGAGTCAGAGCAGACTGTCTGCCGTTTGTTAAACCAAGAGCTTATTGAGAAAGTGATGGCTGCTGGAAACACGCTTGTCAAAGAAGCAAATGAGGAACTGACAAAGGAACTGTTTGAATCTGAGTATGCAGCATGATGGAGCAGGAAGTCATCGATGCTGTAAATAACCTAGCGACTCAGATTAGGCTACTCCGGGAAGACTTACGCCCGGAATTAAAAAAGGCTGCAATCTTCCGCAAGAAGAACGCACAAGCGCAAAGGATTAAAGAGGAGGCGCAAAACTATGTCCCAAAAAGGCATAGATGAAATGCGTTGTTTGCTCAAAGCCCCTGACAGGTATGCAGAAGAAATACTGTTCAAAATCATGTGCTTTATACCTAAAGGTTGAAATAGGCAAAAAAAGATACCGGGAATGCAACCCACTACTAAAAAAAATAGGATGCGTTTTCTGTGGTGAAATCTTTCGACCACGCAATGCAAGCCACAAGTGCTGTTGCAGAACCTGCCGGAACTTATATGAAGCAAAAAAGAGTAGGCAGCAGCGGAAGTCAAGGTCAGGATCAAAACCCCAGAAAATATTTTTTAATAGGAATATGACATTTACTTGTCCACCTCCTCCTAAAAAAGAAGAACCAAAAAAAAAGCCAAAACCAAAAAAACAAAAGCCAGCAATAAAATTAAACCCTTTTTCTACAGCCAATTCTGGATACTCAGGCGAAATTCAAAGCTACTTAAAAAATGGTGGCGAGATCGAACTTTTCCCAGCGCAATTAAATGGTAGGACTCCAGATGTAAATATCCTGAATTTGTCCGGTTGGTCTGTTGAAACCATGTTCGGCTTTGGGTATGAATTAGAATTAATGGATGAACTAGCGGAGACATCAGATGCAAATTGACATTACTCCTATGCCAGCTCCCAGACAAAACAGGGCAGACCGCTGGAGAAAAAGAGCTGTAGTCCTTAGATACAGAGCATACTCAGATGAACTGCGACAAGCCTGTTTAGCCGCAGACTTTGTATTAGGCGAAGCGATATACATGGAATTTCATTTCCCAATACCTCCATCTTGGTCAAAGAAGAAGAAAAAGAAGCTGCTCGGCAAGCCTAAAAAATCTCGCCCAGATACGGACAATCTCGCAAAAGGATTGATGGATTCGCTACTTCCAGAGGATTGCAAGGTTTGGCACATAGAGGCCAAGAAGTTCTGGTCAGAAACAGGTTTTATTATATTGGAGAACAAATGAGTGAATATATAGATGGGTTGACTGAGGGTAGCCACAGGAAGACTGACAAGGAACATTTTGCATTTGCAGAGGCTGCAAGAGTACGAGTTAAGAAGGGGAAGGAAGCAGAGGCTCTCAGAAAAGCTACCGCTTCCGGGAAAGTCATCACATTTAAAAGGCCAATCGAAGATAAAAGTTTATGAGCGACATGGAAGTTGCTCTTTTTACGGACAGCCAAGGCAGGGTGAGGAGGAGGTTTGAGTAAGGTGATTAGACATCGCTGAATCAGAGCGTGTAGGCTGTCCGTTCACATTAAATAGGAGATCAAATGGGACAAGTAATAAATTTTCCTGCGAAGGAAGAGCTGAAGAATTACAAGTTGATGAAAGTTATTAGAAATTCAAAAGAAACCCGAAACAAGAAAGCCCGGAAAGCATTTTTCCGCTGGTTTTGGAAGGAGTGTAAATGAGTGAGAAAATGAAAAAGATCGCTATTAACTGTCATGCAAATCTTTATTTCGGAGAAGGTGAGGTTAAGATTAAATCATTCTTTCAGGGGTTATCCCCACTTATGAAGGCGGATTTGTTAAAAGATTGGAAGGGTGAAATCGACTACCTTTACGAAAAAGCATTGAAGGAATGGCGGCACGAAATGAAGAAGTTAAATAAAAGGGATGGGATCGTCCCTGATTCGGAAAAGGTGGATGACCAAGAAGATATTAAAAATATCCTAGAAAGGATTTGAAATGAAACCTGAACAAGACCCGGCAGTACGATTAGGTAAAATCACTGGAGGAAATGCTTCAGCGTTCTTGGGATTAAACGATTATCAAAGTCCAAATGTTGCTTGTGATTTATTTTGGGGGAAGATACCACAGCCAGATTTAAAAGAAAATAGATTTGTTCAATCTGGAATCTGGTCTGAAGAAATGATTGGGAAAAGGTTTGCGGCAGAGATGGATTTAAAGATTAGGTTCGTAAACCGCACATACGTTTCTAAGGATTGGGACTTAGCCCAAGGACATATAGATGCGAAGATTCAAGGACAAAACGTGGGCTTGGAAATTAAAACAGCTTCTGAGTATAAGAAGAAAGAATATAGCGAACATCTAGACCCGAATCCTAGAATCCCTGCCCAGTATCGTTGCCAAATCAATCATTATCTGTATATCACAGGCTGGGATTATTGGTGGCTTGCCGTCTTGATAGGAGGCAACGATTTTAGGGTATTCAAGATTCAGCGTGATGAAGATGCAATTCAAGAACAGGTAAGGAAGCTCAAAGAGTTTTATAATAATTACCTGCTACCTAAATTATCCCCCCCAGCTCGCACACCAGATGAAGCATTATATATTTTCCCTTCTGCTAACCTTGAAGAAACAAGTATAGAAGCGACACCCTTGTTTTTGAATCTAGTTGCAGAAGCAAAACAGATAGCGGAGGAAGAAAAGATTCTGAAAATGCGCAAGGCTGAAAACCAAGCAAATATTCAAAATATAATTCAGGATGCAACCTATGTTTATGACCCTAATTCTAGGGACAGAATAGCTCAATGGAAAAATGGGTCAAGCTCAAGGCTTGATCAAAAAGCCTTGAGACAAGATATGCCGGAATTGTGGCATAACGATAAGTATGTCAGCAAGACCACTTATCGCACTTTAAAAATCCTATAGGAGAGAAAATGGAAATAAAAATCAACAAAGGTAAAAAGAAAAAACCCTTGAAGATTGGGGTATTTGGTCAGGGGGCAACAGGCAAATCGACCCTTGCCAAAGATGCCTTGATAGCTGACGTTGAAGGTGGGCTGAATGAAATTGATTGCGAGTCTGTAGATTTGGTTGGAGGTACTACAGAAGACTTGTTTGATTTTTTAAGATACGTTCACAAGCACAATAAAGATATAAAGCAGGATACCATTGCAATTGACTCTATAGATTGGGTGGAGAAGCAAATCCATGCAGAAATTTGTGCAGAGAGAGGAGTTAAGTCCGGGTCAATTAACGACAAAGCACTTGCGTTTGGAGTTGGGCATCAAATGTCTATGGCACGTTTTGTAAAACTATTCAAATCGCTGGATATGATAAGAGACTTAGGCTTCAATATTCTAATTATCTCCCATGCCAAAATCCAAACATTGAACGACCCTAATGTAGATTCCTATGACCGCTGGGATGTATCGCTAGAAAAAAATGTAAGGAATTATTTCCGGGAGTGGCTCGACATTTTGTGTTATGTGAATATCGAAACCTTCACAGTCAAGCAGGAGGCTCAAGGGTTTAGTGGAGCTAAATTTAAACCTACTACTACAGGAAGACGTTTGCTCAACATTGGCAATGATCCTTCCTACGAAAGTAAAACAAGAGTTGCACTTCCAGACAAGATTGACTTGGATTGGAAGGCATTAATGTCTGCAATAGAAGTGGCTAGAGCGGATAAGGGCGATACCGCCAAACAAGAACCAAAGAAAAAGGAAAAGAAAGATGGAAAAGAGCATATACGACTTTAGTGTCGCAGATAAAAAGCCAGTTCAGGATGTCGATGCTGACTTTAAGCCCCTGCCAGATGGGGAATACTTGCTGTCAATCGACTATGCCGAAATTAAGGAGACTAATTCAGGGAAGGGGGAACAGCTAAAGCTGGAACTTGTAGTTCTGGAATCCCCAGATGGATTCGGACAAAATCGGAAGATTTTCATGTATCACATGATAAAGCATGACAACGCTATAACTCAGGAAATCGGGAGAGGCGAGATCACGCAACTGGCAGAAGCGGTGGGACTACCGCTACCGCTAAACATTCAGGATACATCTCAATTCTTGAATAAAGCTGTCAGGGCTGATGTATACACACAGAAAGGCACTAATGGTTATCAAGATTCAAACAAAGTTAAGAAATACTTTGCTTATCAGGATAGTCAGAATAAACCTGTTAATGTGGTAACTCCACCTGCATCGGAAGCAGTTAAAGATGATATCCCTTTTTAGTCAGGATTTGTTTTTGTCAGCCGCTGGCCTGTACCTTTGTGGTGTGGCTAGCGGTGTTTCTGGACTCGTCTTGTGTTTTCATATTTACATGAGGCGAGTTAAGCTAGTCATATTTTCACATGAAGAAGTGTGAAAATTGTGGGGAAGACTATTCCCCGGCTGAAGGGCAAGAGAATAATCAGAAGTATTGCGGAATGTCCTGCAAGGATAAGGCACAGTACAAACGTGGAAAAGCCGAAGGCCATATCCGGGCTATGAAGTCAGGATACCCAAGGCAAGTGAGTATCCGCTTATACATGGAAGCTCGCAACAGCGATGTCTCAGCTCCCTGTCATTATTGTAAGACGAGAGTTTATCCAGATACATTCCAGATCGACCATAAAATACCAATGAGTAGAGGATATGCGGAAGGCTTATTTAAAAACAAAGCTGACCTGCAAAACCCAGATAATCTTGTAATTTGTTGCGAACCTTGTAATCGACTCAAGGGCAACAAATACAGTTACGAAGAATTTATAGCTATAAAACAAAATGCCGAAATTTAATCAAGATGCTTACAACGATTGCGATAACAGAGCGAAAGAAGTTTTGCGAAATTACCTAGATTCAAGGGGTATATTCACGAAAGTTTTTGAGGACTATGGAGCAGATATTCAGGCGTTCCATCAATACTTCCATGAGGTTGAAATTAAGTCAGGGTGGGAAGATGTCTGGCCTGAGTCATGGAAGACCCTACATATACCTGCACGTAAGAAGAAGCTGCTAGATAAAGGCAAGGGGTTCTTTTACGTTTTTAATAAGGACTGTACTAAAGCTAAACTTGTGGAGAGCAAAGATTTAGATGATGTTTTTATTGAGAGCATACCAAACAGAAGATATCCAGAAGGTGAATATTTTTATAATATTCCTATTGATTTGACGAGAGAAATAATATTTTAAGTGTGGACAAATGGATTTAGATGGAACGTGGAAAGTTTTCAGCTCAAAATTAGAGAAGTTGAAACCAACAGGCAATGGCATTGAGGCGTGTTGCCCTGCACATGATGACAATAGAGCAAGTCTAACTGCATCATTTACGAAGGATAAGATTCTATTTAAGTGCCAAGCAGGATGCGGCTTTGACCAGATCGTTTCTAAACTCGGCATGGAACAGAATGATTTCTTTGCTCCTGAATTACCTGCTCCCCCGAAAAAGATAGTTGCCACATATAAGTACGAAGATCAAGACAAGAACCACGCCTTCAGCGTTGTTCGTTTTGAACCTAAAGACTTCCGTCCTAAATCACCTGCTGGTAATTATTCCTTAGAAGGTATTACAAGAGTACCATATCGGCTGCCTGAAATGCTGGAAGCAGTACAGGAAGGTAGGACTGTCCTTTTAGTGGAAGGTGAGAAAGATTGCGATAACCTAGCAAAGCTGGGTATGGTTGCAACGACATTTCCGGGTGGAGCCGGGAAATGGAGGCCAGAGTATCTGCCTTGGTTCAAGGGGGCTTCAGTTGCCTGTCTACCAGATAATGACAATGCAGGTAAAGAAGGTATGGATTTACTTGCACAAAAGATTTCACCTGCAACTTCACAAATCCTCTGGCTTGAGCTGCCGGGTCTTCCAGATAAAGGCGATGTCTCAGATTGGCTGAAAGTAAAAGGGAACAATGCTGCAAAGTTTAAAGAGCTGGCTCAAGATGCCGCTGTTGTCTGGAAGGCCAAAAAACCTGCACTCCCGAAGAAGCCAGAAGTAAAGACTCTGCATTCGGATTTCTATTATCCTAAAGGTTTCGTTGGCAATCTCACTAATTTTATAGTAGAGAACTCTAAATATAGACAGCCGATTCTAGCACTCTCTGCAAGCCTCGCATACGCTGGGGTTTTAATGGGCAGGAAAGTAACTACTGAAGAAAACACAAGATCAAATTTATTTATTGCTGCACTTGCACCTACTGGTCATGGGAAGGAAGCAGCTAGGTCTATAATTAAAAAGCTGGATGCAGATTTGAAACTGGAATGCTTTGGCGCAGAAAAAGTTACGTCAAGAGCTGCAATCGAAAGAGTACTTGCACATAGGCAAAGCTCAATCTTTATGATTGATGAGTTTGGACTTTACATGAAAGCAATCTTTAGCAACAACGCAAGCACCCACCAGTTAGAAATAATGTCTACTTTCATGGAAGTTTTCACCAGCTCTGGCGG